CGGATGCTTGGGCCTGTGAGTTTCTGGATGATCTTGGTCGTGAGATCAAGTCTCGGAACTTTAATGGCCATACTGCGGTTAATCCGATCCAGATGGCTACGGCTTCTGGTCACGGCATTGGCAAGTCTGTCCTTGTGGCATGGCTCATTAAGTTCATCATGGATACGCGCCCTTTCTCGAAAGGCACTATTACTGCTAATACGGCGGAGCAGTTGAAGACTAAGACTTGGGCCGAGGTCGGGAAATGGCATAAGATGTCGATGACCGAGGCGTGGTTTGTTTATAACTCGGGTAGGGGTGCAATGAACCTCTCCCACAAGGATCATAAGGAGGAGTGGCGTTGCGATGCACAGACTTGTAGAGAGGAGAATTCAGAAGCCTTCGCCGGACAGCACGCAGCTAATGCTACCTCTTTTTACATCTTCGATGAAGCCAGTGCCGTCCCAGATAAGATATTCGAAGTCCGAGAAGGGGGAACCACTGACGGCGAACCAATGGTCTTCGATTTCGGCAACCCAACCAGAAACAGCGGCCGCTTCTTTGAAGAATGCGCAGGAAGATTTAGACATCGCTATAAAGTTCGATGTATAGACAGCCGTGACGTAGCCATTACGAATAAGTCGCGTATTAAGGACTGGGAGGATGACTATGGCGAAGATAGTGACTTCTTTAAAGTTCGCGTGCGCGGTATGTTTCCTAGCGCTGGGTCTCTGCAATTTATTGCTACTGCTCTGGTGGAGGAAGCACAACTCAGGGAGATTGCCCCTGATGATGCAGACGCTTTGCTTATTGGGGTGGATGTGGCTCGCTTCGGCGATAACGAAAGTGTGCTCTATCCCCGCATTGGTTATGATGCGCGTTCGTGGAAAGCCGAAAGATATCAAGGGTTGGACACAGTGCAACTGGTCGGCAAAGTCATCGAAATGGTACGGGCGTTCCGGGCGCTGGGAAAAACGTGCGCCGGATTATTCGTGGATGGTGGCGGCGTCGGTGGTGGTGTGGTCGATCAGCTTAGGTCTCTTGGCTATGATGTTATAGAGGTCCAGTTCGGCAGCAAACCTATCAATGGGAAAACTTACCGGTACAAATCAGACGAAATGTGGGGCAACATGCGCGATGCCATGCCTAAACTCTGTCTGCCCGCCAATAATCAACCCAATGGCGTGGATTTACGGGCTGACTTGACGCAACGCGAGTTTGGTTATACACTTACAGGGAATAAAGTCCATTTAGAGACTAAAAAGGATATGGTGGCCCGTGGCGTCGAAAGTCCTGATATTGCAGACGCCTTGGCTTTAACATTTGCGCAGCACGTTGCGCCCCTGCATAGTTCCCTCAGAGGACAGATGCAGTTTGCGAAGAGTGAGTATGATCCCCTTGAGCCAACATTCTAATTACCAAGAAAGAGGCTTCTAATGTGTGGTGGTGGTGGCGCTCCGCCCCCTGCTCCTCCTCCTCCGCCACCTCCTATTCCGCCCCCCGTTCGGAATGAGCAAGGTGAGGCATTGAAAAGGAGCGCTGGTCAACGAGCTGCTTTAGCTGCCGGTGGAGGTACGCAAACCTCGACTATTCTGACCGGTGGCCTCGGGTTAACAGGTGGTGCTCAAGGCGCTACCAAGAAAACATTGTTAGGAACGTAATATGTGTATCGGTGGCGCTCCGAAGATACCAGCCCCTCCTCCGCCTCCTCCGCCCCCGCCTCCTCCGCCCACGCCTCAAGACCCGAACGTGGCAGCAGCTCGGATTAAGGATCGGCAAGTTGCGGCTTTGGCCAGTGGCAGGGACAGTACGATCCTGACCAGTGGTGAAGGTTTGGTCTCACAGGCCGATAGCAAAGCTAAGAAAACCTTACTCGGGAGTTAATCAATGCCTAAACACTTTTTTGATAAGACGCCACAGGATTACTATAATCGGCGCAAGGGCGAGATGATTACGGAGCGAGCCAGCTTCATCACGCACTACAAGGAGTTGAACGAATACAACGCTCCCCGTCGTGGTCGATTTGAGGTGACTGATCGTAATAAGGGCACGAAGCGCCATCGGTCGATTATCAACTCCAAAGGTCTTAAGGCGCTCAAGACAGCCACGGCAGGAATGTTTGCCGGTGTCATGTCTCCTACACGCCCGTGGTTCTCACTCGCTACGCCGGACCCCGGCTTGACGCAGTTTCAGCCCGTTAAGGAATGGCTGCGTCAAGTAGAACTTCAGATGCGGGCCGTGTTCAACGCTGGCAATCTCTATGTTATGGCACCGGTCATGATTACCGAGTTGCTCCAGTTTGGGACCGGCTGCATGACCCACGTTGATGACGAGGAAAACCTCGCTCGCTTCTACACTCATACTGCTGGCTCCTACCTGCTGGCCCAGGATGACAAGTTTCAGGTCAATACACTGTGCCGTGAATATCAGATGACGGCTGAGCAGATGGTGCTAGAGTTCACGGATGGCAAAGACCTGAGTCAGCTCTCTATTGCGGTTCAGCGGGCCATTGAGCAGAACAACTTCGGCTCCTGGCATGACGTGGTTCAATTCATCGAGCCTAATACCGATTTCCGCCCCAACAACTTTCTGTCGCAGTTCAAGGCGTTCTCCTCAGTCAAATACGAGCCGGGGCACACCGATAAGAACATGCTGCTCAGTGAGAGCGGCTTTGACGAGTTCCCGGCCTATACCCCACGATGGGGGCTTACTGGTGAGGATATCTACGGCACGGACTGCCCCGGCATGGACACGCTCGGCGATATCAAGCAATTGCAGATACAGGAGAAGCGCAAAGGCCAAGCCATCGATAAGATGGTTAATCCGCCGCTGCAAGCTCCTCCCTCGGTCAAGAACGCGCCTATCTCGTCCTTGCCCGGAGGCTTGAACATCTACGATAGCGGTGGCGGCCAGAAGATCGAAAGCCTCTACAATATCACTCTCAGCCTGACTGATCTCAAGGAAGATATGCAGCGCGTCGAGGGTAGGATTGAAGACGCCTTCTTCGTTGATCTGTTCCTGGCCATATCTAATATGGAGGGGATACAACCCCGCAACCAATTAGAATTGAGTGAGCGGAACGCTGAACGGTTGCTTCAGCTTGGTCCCGTCCTTGAACGTATGCAGGGCGAGTTCCTTGATCCGCTTATCTCCCGCACCTTTAATCAGATGGCACGAGCCGACTTGATCCCGCCCGCGCCCCCGGAGCTACAAGGTGCTCCGTTGAAGGTCGATTACATTTCGTCACTAGCCCAAGCTCAACGCGCTGTGGACACTCGCAGCATCGATGCTCTTACTATCTATCAATCCACCTTACTACAAGCGGGATTATCAGATGGCAAGAAGTTCAACGGTGACAAAGCGATATCAGAATATGCCGTCTTGGTGGGCACGCCTCCGGGCCTCATGGTTCCGGATGATCAGGTCGCCCAGCAAAGGCAAGCCGAGCAACAGCAACAAGATCAGCAACGGCGACTCGCTATGGCTGAATCTCTGGCGTCTACTGCCCGTGATGCTGGACAGGGTGCACAGGCGGCTGCTGGCGTAGACTTGGATGGTAATAATCCCGTTGTCGCAGCAATCGATAATCTGAATGCTGCACAAGGTAACTAATAGTTAATCTTGACTTCTTCATATTGGATGTAGACAGCGCGGGCGTATAACAAAGGAACAGATATGGCAGACGTAGGGGATGAAGTAGAAGTCAAGAAGGAGACACGAGCCTTCAAATTGGAGGAGCAGCGAGAGCAGGAGGAGTTCCGGGCCGTGCTGCAAACTCCAGGAGGGCGAGCGACAATCTGGCGTATACTCCAAGAATGCGGCCTTTATAGTTCAGCCGTAGGAGATGCAACAGAGGTATTTAGGTTCGAAGGAAGACGTGATATAGGATTATGGGTGATGGGAGAGGTATTTACTTCTGATCCAAAAGCTTATACCATTATGAGGAATGAAGCTGACACGCGACAGTCGGCGAAAGAGTTAGCACAGAAAGGGAAAACCGATGGGTGAAGAGATACTAGACGATGCAGAAGGGGCGGAAGAATCGGCTCCTGAAGGAAGTACAGAATTAACCGCTGATAATAGCGGTGAGGCGGAGGCAAAAGCCTCTGAAGATACGGCTAGCGAAGCAGTTAGCGAGACTGCCAACGACACCAGCAAGAAACCCGAGGACGGCGATGCCGACAAAGGTATAGAGGGTGCCCCTGACAGCTATACAGACTTCACGTTACCGAAAGGCATGGAACTCGATGCTGACGCGCTTGAGGAAGCTACTCCTCTCTTTAAAGAGATGAACGCTTCCCAGGATACCGCGCAGAAGGTTGTCGATGTTGCGAGCAAGATGGTCGAGAAAGTGCTGCATGGCCAACAGACTGCGTGGGCAGAGACACAGAGCAAATGGCGCGAAGCAGCGGAAACTGACGAGGAGTTTGGCAAAGGGAACTATAACGCAAGTATCGTTATTGCCCAGAAAGCCATGCGAGAAGTCGGCGGCCCTGCCCTGGCCAAGGCTTTGGAAGAAACAGGGACGGGCAACCATCCCGAGTTCATTCGGTTCTTTAAACGAGTGGGCGATGCAATTGGAGAAGATGGCATGTCCTTTGGTGGCACCGCGAAATCCGGAGAGAAATCACTCGCCGAACGGATGTTCCCCAATCAAGGGCAAGCCGCTTAACCTTCTCTTTGTCTCAACCTTGATAGAAGGGTATTAAGAAATGGCTACTTTAGCTGTAACAAACCCGACCTTGCTTGACTT